TATCGCACACAGCACGCTGGAACTTCTCAAGTTTACTTGATTGCGATGTCATCGAGGGGCGGGAGCGTTTGAGCTGCGTCCCAATTTACAGCGTATGACACTTGAGTGCCATCCATCCACATGCCCGGTCGCTGGAAAACAAACCAACAGCTGGTGACGGAATCCCTAGACGTGCTGACCGAGCTGAAGCGGGGGCGTGGCGACAAGACGATCATGTCCGACAGCTTGTTCGCGAGTAGGAAGTTCCTACGTTTCGCCACGGGTTCGATGAACGACAGACGGTCCAGCACGGCGATACCTTCTCGTGCTACCTGGATGCCGTAGTCAAGTATGTACTCGCTGTATTCGTTTAGACCGGTTGTGTTGGCGATAACCCAGTCATATTGTTTGTCCCGCATGGTTGTCCACCAGATCGGGTTCACCAGATTGTCGCTGTCCTTGTTAGTGGTAACTGTAAAATTGTGCGCTCGCAGTTGGCTGCTGAGCATATCGTTTGGATCATATGGGACTAAGATTGAGCCTTGGATACAGCTGTGCTTGATCAGTTGGTGCGTAACGCCTTCAGGGATTGTGTAAAACGATGCCATGCGTAAAACGGAAGAATGTGTGGAGCTTAGCAAATGGGTCGGTCGCTGCCCATTTTTGTGATTAACGTTGAGGGAGCTACTGGACCGGTATGCAACTCGATTGGATGAGTCAGGAGCAAGAGTTTTTACATAACCGGGTGATGATGGATGCGAAGAAGCTAGATAAGGATGGGCTGCTTCAGATTTTTGAAATGGTGCACAAACAGTCTCTGATCAACAAACGACTGTTCTCCTGTTTGGCCACGTGGTGTGCCCGCAACCAAGTCACTCTTCCGGCGTTTGATGAGCTATTAACAAGTAGAGAAGTTGCTCACCCTGTTGATACTCCTGAAACCCCAGCCGCTTGAGATACTTAGCTAAGGCAGCGGTCCGCTCTGTGCTGGGCATAATCATGAGAGGTTTAGCGGTCGAAACTTCTACGTGAATCTTTAATATGTTTAGCGCTGTGCGTAAGGCAGCTAATGAACGAGGTCTCTGCTTAGTGAGGACTGAGCGAGCCCTTTTGTTCTTGCGGTTTCGATACCAATCGTTCGCCGCACGTTTCGACTTGTGGATCGCAAGACCTACGTTGTAGGCAAATCCCACGTCCTCAACGAAGAGGTTTACCCACTCACCGTCTTGCTTTATTTTTGTTGAGATGCAGGTTAAGTACATAATAAAAGCGGCCTTTCGAGAAAGACCGCTGCCTTGGCTTCGTTTGTACGTTAGCTCAGAAATCGATTCCGAGGGCTTTGGCTTGCTCTTCGGTCAGCTCCACCTTCTTCGCTTTGGGTGAAGGAGGTTCGGCGGACTTCAGTGCTTTGGGTTCGGGCTCCGCTGCTGCGAAGGTCCGCTCCGGAGCTTGGCCCCGCGTGGCTGCGAACTCAGCTTTGAGTGCAGCGTGATCGCTGCCCAAGGGTAGTTCGATCAGGTCGGCGCCGGGGATGCTGCTCTTCAGTGCGTTTGCCGCCATGGCGGTTCCGTCCTTCGCCAGCCACTCGGACACGTCCTTAAGGAGCTTCACCTCTTCGTCGTTCTGAGCAGGGCGGTCGCTGAAGTCGAGGCAGTTGAAGTTGATCTTCGCCCCGTCGGCACCGGTCATCGGGTCGCGCTCGTTAAAGGAGCGGGTCACGAACTTGGTCGAAGTAATAACAGACGCACAGTTGATGCGGTTGTTATACAGGGTTTGGAAGTAAGCGATGAAGTTCTTCTGGCTGGACTTGCCAGAGATCATCGAGGTCGTGACGCACCGGGGCGGCAGCAGCCTGTGGTTGGGGGATACACCGATGTACGCAATGCGGAGGAACTCCTCCTGGTTACGCATCCCAAGGTTTCCGAAGTACGGAGTGAAACCGATGAGGATAAACTCAATCGGAATACCGTTGTCGTTACGATCTACGATGGCGTTGTCAGGATCAACGTCAGACTTCCAGCGGCGAGCTTGAAGATCGATACGCAGAGTGTGAGGCGGGATGTTGCAGAGGATTTCGGATTCCGAAAAGTCGCCAGCGATAAACATGGTCAGTAAGGATCAGAGGGAAAAGTCGATCGAACCGAGAGCAGCAGCGGCAACCTTGCCCTTTTCGGGGTCGGCTGCTTTTACAGGTGCTTTACGCGAAGCCTTAGGCAGGTAAAGGACCTTATCCAGATTGTAGTTGAGGTAAGACTTGTCGTCCTTCTCCGAGGTCGACACCTTACCTACGGCGATCGTGGGAGTCCCCGGCGCCAGCTCCGAAAGTTGAGTAGAGAGCTCACCCCAGCCCGCTAACTTAAACCACGCAGTTTCTTGATCTTCTGTCTGCCAGGCGAGCGAGCGGTTGGTGACTGTTGTATCACCAATCTCAATTTCGTCAGCTTTGGGACCGAGCCCCCCTGCGGCGACGAACAGGTTGATCGCCAGCAGATCGTCGAAGTTATCCTGCGTCACGATCAGCATCGGTTGCATCTGAAGCACACCGTCGGGCGTCGGACGGGTGGGACCGATTGCCAGGATGGTCTGCTCTTCTTCGAGTTTCTGAAGCAGCTTGCCGACGTAGTGATCAGCTTTCTGGATCAGCTGAACCTTGGTCGCGACGCGCTTCTCGTTTGAGGGGAGAGACTCGGTTAAAACATTTACGGTGCCGTCGTCCTCAGCCGCAGCGGCTGTGACACGAAGACCTAAGACAAAGACGTTCATGGTTCCGGTTTGGTTTGGGCGTCCGACCGCAGTCGAACCGCACCATGGTACCAGCACCGACAAGGTTTGGCGTTAAATCAAGCTACTTGTTGTAAGTGCCTGTATATTGTTGCTCTGTGTACTTTTAAAATCTTGGCAATCTGGTTGACGCTTGCGCCTTCGCGTCGCTGTGCCTTAAGGATCTCGATGTCGCCTGGTGAGAGCTTGGAGTGCTTCGCTGATTTGTAATCGAAGTGTAGCGGGTTGATGCACTGAGAGTTGCCGCAGCGTGGCTTTGGGTAGTAGTTGTCCTTAGGAATGTCCAGATATTGAAGAATCGAATAACGGACGTATATTCGTTTTCCGAATACGTAGAAGCACGGCTGTTTGTTTGAGAACGAGCCTTCCCATTCGAAGCACTCGGTGTACTCGAAGTTGTTGAAGGCTAAGTCGCGGAACAACTTAGCTAAGGCCGACTCTTCGATTTGTTCATAACTTATGGAGTATTGTGTTGCGTCTACAGCTCTACATATGTCCACGGCCTGAGCCTGGACGTGGGCTGTGTCGTTCGATTGGACAGCGAGAACTAACTTTTTGTTATTACGTTCAAGTTCTATTGAGTATTGGTTCACTTATTCTTTTTCTTTTCCTGTGCTTTTTCGATCAGTTTCTGAGCTTGTTTTCCGATCTCCACGCCCTGTTTTGCAGCAACCTTCTCGATCTGTTTTGCGCTTGTACCGCTTTCGATCAGGGAGCGCACAGCGGCTTGGGTAATTTTCCCCGATTCGGTAGCTTTTGCGATTTGTTGCACCTGGGTTCCCAGACTCGCCGGGGCTTGAGCGATAGCCTGCACCTGAGCGCGATCGATTGCGCCCTGGGCTTTTTGTCCAAGAGAAACGCCAGCGGCTTTCGCCTGTTTCTCGAACTGACTGACGTCAGCACCTTGAGCCAGCAGATTCTTAACTCCAGTTTTCCCGAGAGACGTAGCGTCTTTACCGCCAGCTGCAGCAGCTTGTTGAATTTGCAGACGCAAAGGTTGCGTAGGAGCCTGGGGACCGGTATCTCCAGTTGCGCCGCCACCGGTCTCGCCCGTCGGAGGCGTGGTAGTGCCAGTATCCATCTGAGCGCCAGAAGTATCTTTCTGGTAGGCGCCCATAATGTCAGAAAGCTGCTGACTCAGACCGCTGATGATGCTTTGAGATTCAGCCAGAGCGCTCTCATAAGGGGAGAGATCGATCTCAGGCATTTCATATTTAGGCAGCGCGACCGAGGACTCCGTTGTAGTTGCTGCCGGAGTAGTAGCCGCCGTTGCAGTTGAACCGGAGTAACCCAAGCGACTTCCCCGTCCCTGAGGACCGCTAGGACCGACCTGGATGTTGAAAGGTGCTCCGTAAGTGAGCTTGCCCTCTAAGTTATATTTCTGCAGTTCGGATCCGGGAACGGTTTCGTCCGCACCCACAGCGGTGACACCGGTATTTGTCGGCGTGGTGGGAGTCGTCTCGTCTGGTTTTTCTACTTCTTCCGGTTGTGTCGTAGTCGTCGTCCCGAAGTTGATCTCGGGGAACAGCTGACCCAGCACGCTCTTCGAAACCCCTGCTTCAGGGCTCACTCCCAAAGTCGTTCCAGCTAAAGAAAAACCGTAGGAGGGGCGACGCCGTACAGCCACGCTACTAATCTCTATCTCCTACGATCGTAGCAAGTTTTCAGCCCTTAAAGTAAATCTTTGTAGTTCATAAACGCAGAACGCTGAACTGCAGCCTGCTCCTGCCGCGTGGGCTTAATTTGATCTTGCATCTTTTTACGAATCTGAACTAGACGAGGGTTCTCTTCAGGCGGAGCAACTCGCGCCATTCCTCGTTTTGCAGCTAAGGGGATCTGCGGAATTGATCCAACCAGGGATGGAGTTGGACCAACAGCACCGGGACGTACAGCTTCGCCAGCTAATCGGAAACCGTACTCGGGCTGTTTGTTTGCCATCTCCTTATTTTACTTCCTCGAAGAATCTCCGGAGGTAGTGCCCTTTGCGCACAACCATGTCCAGAGTTTTGAGTTTGAAGAGAGCCTCTTCGTAACTTTTAAAGATCTCAGCTTCGCTCTGCGTTTTGCTGTACTTGACCAGGGTTTTTCCCTGGATAGCATTTTCGACAAACTCCCCGCGTGGGTTCAGGATCACCCAGACCTCTCGGAACTTTAAATGCGGGCGCGAGGACATCTCCTCCTCGGTGTAGAGGGAATTTACCTTCGCTATCTTAGTGCTTTTCTTAGATTGCGCACTATTTACTTTTTTCTTAACGTTCAGCGTGATGCTGTTTTTCCGCTTCTCTGCTCTGGCTGCGTTGCAAGCTACAAGCGGTGACTCGTACAGGGACGGGAGGAAATAAAGCCCATCGTCCGCATTTACTACCGCCACGTAGGTCTTTCCTAACTTAATAGCAAAGACCTCTTTTTCTGCTGTCTTTTCGATTTTAACTAGCTCACTCATTTAGCTGCCCAAGAATCACCAACATTCGCATCTGCTGATGCTGGGACTGATGTTAACACTTTTTTGGCAGCTTCGATCATGGCGGTTTCCAGCACGTCTTTGTACTTAGTCGCAAGCTCCTCCTTAACTTCTAACACGATTTCGTCGTGCACACACGCGACCATATGAACATCATCGTTAAGGTGATCATTGAGATCTGCGATGGCGATCTTAAGAATGTCAGCTCCGCTTCCCTGGATCAGTGTGTTCGCGGAACACATCATGGTTGCGTCGTCGTAGCTAAGTAAGCGGCGTCGCCCACAGGCTGTTCGAACATAAGCCCAACCGTCTTCAACCAAAGCTGCTCTCTCGCGGTGCCACATGCGCAGGCGTGGGTACGCAGCGTGGAAGGCGGCGTGCGCGACTTTAGCTTCTGACAGCGATAACATCTTTCCACTCTGTGCTGCGTATGTCTTGTATTTTCTGTAGCCCATCCCGTATAAAAGGGCGAAGTTCAGAGTTTTTCCGTCTTGTCGTTCATCTTTAGACACTTCGTGTAAGTTCTTCTTGTAGATAAGACTAGCGGTCATTGTGTGCAAGTCGATGTCTTCTTTAAATGCCTGACGCATCTGGGGAATATTGATCAGTTCAGCGCCTAAACGAAGTTCGATTTGAGCCCAGTCACAGATAACCAACTTGTATCCAGGCGAGGCTATGAAGCATTCCCGGAACTCTTTTCCCCTAGGAACCTGTTGGATATTGACGGCAAAAACTGTTTTCTTTTCCCTTTTACCTGTCTTGGGTGCGCCGTTGCTCGTGAAGCGACCTGAGTTTGCACCCATCTGGTTGTATCCAGAGTGGATCCTCAGAGTTACAGGGTTGACATTCTCCAGGAGCTTGTTGACGTGCTCCAGTTTGGTTTCGATCTTGGCTCGATGACGGTAGAGATTCAGCGTGGTGTCGTCGCTGTCGAACTCGGATAAGGCAATTTGATTGAGCGTTTTTTTCTCCGTCTTGGCGTCTCGCGGCAACTCGATATCGCAAGCAGTAAAGGCATTGATAACCTGCGTCGTTGATCCAGGATTAAAATCCTTCTTCGGCCGTTTGCCGACTGAGATTTTTCCGTCAATTCCGCGAGGGAGTTTCATATCTGCTGGGAGTCTATCGTCCAGCTCAGTAACAAACTGTTCGGTTTCCTTCTCCAGCTCCTCCTCGATACTCGCCTTCAGTTTGTGCAGCTTCTCCAAATCGACACAAAATCCCCTGAAGCACATCAAAGCCACGGGGCGGATGCACTTAGATTCGAGCCCGTAAACTTCCAGCAGGCTCTCTTCTTTGAGCTCGGCGAGCTGCAGTGCGGCGATGCGTGGCAGGATGTCGACGTCCTTCGCTGCGTACTCGATCTGTTCGATATCGAGTTCTTCAGCGCCCCAATCTGATTTCTGTTGCTCTTTACTGATGTCGAGTTCGAGTCTGCGTTCTGCCACAGCTTTCAGGCTGCAGCTCACATCTGTAAAGTAGGCATTTTGAGCTTTCGGGCTGATCCGTTTCTCCTTAAACCCTGCCCGAAGAACACGCTCGGCAACGTAGGTATCGAAAATCTTGTTTTTGAAATCGATCCCAATCGACAGGAGGAACTGAAAGTCGAAGTTCATATTGTGCGCCAGCAGCATGGCGCGAGACTCGATCAGTTGTTTCAGTTCCTGACTTGGTTTGACTTTGAAAAGATCGACGACGTAAACGATTCGATCTTCAATGTCAGGCGTGGCATCGCAGAGCTGTAACAGACGTATCTTTGCAATCGACGCTTGAAGTCCGGTCGTCTCACAGTCCAAACACATTTTTGGGATCTGCTCCAGTTCAGGCAGCGCTTTGCTGAACTGTTCGGCGGTTTGGATGTAACGGACTTGCATGAGGAAAATGATGATAGTGAAACAAAAAGCCCCGCCGAGGCGAGGCTTGCAGTCTACTGGGCTAAGCCCAACTGGATCACTGGCGGCGGTTAGCGAAGAAGCTCACGATGTAATCGGAGGCGTCTGCCCACAGGGCGATGACGTCGCGGCCCCGCTGTGTCAAACGGACGCTGTAGTAAACCCGCTGCATCGATTGGACGCCTTCGCCGTCTAGGGATCCGTAGGAAACCTGGGACTTCTGGTCGACAAGTCCGTTCTTGGTACACCAGTTCAGACCCTCGCGCAGAGCGAGGTACATAGGACTGACGTGGAAGGTCTGCTTCCGTTCAACGCCCTGGCGGAGATCCAAAGGCTCGAACTCTCCGCTTTCGTTCGAGAACGTAAAGCCTTTGTACAGGATCGAATCACCAGGGATGTTGTTGTTCTCCATATCGAGCTCGTTCACGTAGAAGACTGCGATCTTCCGCAGAGTGCTCCAGTCGTTGAGCTCGGAGAAGTAATGCAGGAGCATCGCTGCGCCGACAGCCCAATATGAAGCGGACTTGTGCAGCGCCTCGATCATGGCTTCGGGACCCTCCCACGTCGTTTCAGTGGAGGGGCGGCGACCACGCTTAACTTGTTTCGGCTGCTTGCCGACGGAGATCTTCCAGGCCAGCGACGCCAGTTCCTGTGATCCTTTATCTACAGCCATCTCGAACAGAGCTTTGCTGTCGAGCTGCGACATATCGAAGATCTCGCTCAGCTCGATGGTCGGGGCGGACCGGCTGTTCTTGAAGGTTTTGATCAGCGTGGCAGCTTCGCCTTGTTCAAGAGGGGTGCCGTTGAGAAGGAATTGAAAAGTCATGTTCAAGGAAGGTGAGTGGTCATGACAAGGGGCATACTAGCCCATTACTCGGATCTTTGCTCAGGTGTCAGCGCCCCCGTGAGCAAGCTCTGAATAGAGTCTGAATTGGAAAAACTCGGTGACGAAGTTGATCGTGAGTTCTTTAAGATCTAGAACTGTAAGTTTTACGTCTTTGTCCGAGATATCCATACCATACTGTTCGCTGAGTGTGTCTGAGATAACGTAAGTATACTCCATTCCGGAGTCGATATTAGATATCCAGAAAAATCCGCACCCTGCTTCCCCCGTAGGGCAGTTATATGTAATTAAGATTCCCTGATAATCGAATTTAGAGAAATCGACTGGGAGTTTATCGAGCAGTTCGCGATCCAGAAGATCCTGAACCCAATGAAGGAGATCCTGCATCCCTCCCGCAGGAGTCTCATACTCGTTTCTGATTTTCTTTAAAGATTTCTGAATGTTGTCTAGGTACATACTGCACACTTCAGACGGCGAACCAGCTTAGTGTACCTTCATCTGTATACCCAGCCACGTACAGTTGGTTTAACGAGCTGTCGTAAAACAGCTCGCCTGCGTTTGCTGGTTCGGGTTGTTCCCGCTCGGTCACGTTCGATCGACTTTTATATTCGTCGATGAGTTCCCTGAATATGTCGCTCATGACATACACCTGAAACTATCGGATGCACTTCTGAATAACATCAATAGAATCGATGTTATTAGAGGTATCTACAGAGTAGGTCTCGTCGCTGAACTGTTTACATACATCGGGCACGGACATATCCAAACAGATGGTAGTAATCTGTGCGCCGGTTTCGGTCTTCAAGCTCTCAACCCGTGAAATCCAGGCGGGGCTGGCTTCAGAGTTGCCGTCGGTCAGCACGAGAATGTCGGAATTTTTCAACTTCTCCTTTTGACCGACCACGTGGGAGAGCACGGAGTTGAAGCTTGTTCCTCCACCGAGTGTCCACCCGGCTACGAAATCGATCAGCTCCTTTGTGTTTTGCGTGCCGCTTTTGATCTCCACGCTATGCCCGACTACGGTGTCGAACAGATGGATATGGACAGCACGCTTATCAAGTAAAGCTTGCTCCGAGATAACTAAGGCAATGGCTTTGCTCCACAGTTCCAGGTCCCCGTGCATCGACCCCGACACATCGATGTACATGATTACAGGACCGCGACCTAAGTCCGTTCTGGATGCAGTGTAGTCTTTGGTGAGGATTGTTTTCTGGGAGTACTTCAGAGCGAACAGTGCCTGACCCTCTTTGGATCCGGCCAGGGCGAGCTCCGTGGGAAATGCGTTGATCACACTGTCGCTGAACTTAGCGCCAGTCACCGCTTCGTAGTTGGACTTAGCGGGCTTCGCACGTTTGCGCTCAGTCCAGACCCGACGCAGAGCACCAAGTTTCTTCGCGATCTGTTTGAGCGTCCGGTTCCTGCTCAGGCGGGCTGCGAGGTTGCGTTTCTCTTGTAAGTCGCTGAGCATCTTGCCGTTACCGGGCATCGATCCGAAGAGACTGTTCATCTCTTCGTTTTGCTCGTCGCTCTCGCTCAGGACTTTATCGATGATCGCGTTTGCTTCCGCCTGAACCTGGGACTTCAGGTTCTGAAGCGCATCGTGAATATTCTGTCCGAGTTCCTTACCCTGTGCTCTGGCTGCGTTCGCCTCAGCTTTGTTCCCGTCTTGTACAGCTTTGTTGTACTGTTCGCGAAGCTGTTGCAGTTGGTCGCCGGCACCAATCAGCAGCTTTACATCGAGCATGTTCTGTGCGATTGCCTCCTCGATAACTTTTG